TATGCCGCTCCTTTATCTGGTCATCATCAATGTGTCGCTCCTTGATCTGCTCAGCAGCAATATGCCGCTCCTTCACAGCCTCATCAGCGATGATGGGCGTGCAGATACGGCTGTCCGTCTTCACATACTGCTTCAGCCCGGTATCCCACCGCCAGATATATCCGTAGTGGTCTACGCGGAAGGCGTTCATGGCAATCTCCTGCGCCTTCTCGCTCTTCGCAATCATCTCCTGCACCTCCCTGGTCTGCTCTTCCGTCAGCTCCTCAAGGTTGTCCAGCTTGTTCGTAGTCATCAGCGCCTCGCGCTGCAACTCTTCAATCGCCACAATGGCCTGTTCGAGGGTCTCAATCATATCTCTATATCGTTTTTATTTTCAGATGTATCTTCTCCTTCACCCTCCTCTGACGGGCCAGTGGTGGAGCTTAGGTTCAAATAGTCACTCAGCAGCGGGATCTTCTCGATAAACTTAAACCTGAGCACATAGTACAGCGCACTCACCACATGCCAGGGAGCCGTCTCCCTGCGGAAGATCTTCTTGCAGTTACGGAGCACGTTCAGCCCGTAGAAGTATATCACCACATATGTCACGAACGACACGCACTGCACTGCTCCGGCCATCTGGCCTTTCAGCCTCCCGATGGCATAGATGGCCGTACACAGCACGAAGAACACCGTAGCCTCACCGACGCACCGCAGCGCCTTCTTGTTGTTCCACTCCGCATTGTTGGCTATCATGTCCGACAGATACCCGAACAGGAAGTTCACGAAGAAAATCAGGAACAGGCTCCACAGCTCTCCCTCAATAGGTTTCAGGTAGGCCAGCACCGACAGCACGATGCCCACGATAACATTCTTTATCTGCTCAATCATTGCATTTCAATATTTTACCGCAAAAATACCTCAATCCGCTCATTATTCCGACATAAAACCCAAAACTCGCAAAAAAAGAGGCGAGCCGAAGCCCGCCTCAACCAACACGGCAAAGTGATGGTCATACACCGAAGTATATGTAGAAAAGTGGGTGGTACTACTTAATATCTGATGTCGGGGGAATTTTTCGTCTCCTCACCAGCCATCTCATCAGCCCTATAGCACCTATAGCAACTATGGCAACTACAGCCCCGGCAGCCTCCAGCCTCACCTTCTCCCAGAAGCCCAGTTTCCGCTCCACAGGATAAGGCACTCTGACGGAATCCACCTTGATGACGGTATCCGTCAGCACCTTCTCCCTCCACCTGTCAATATACACATACTTTGTCCTGTATGTGGTGATTGTATCACCACTCTTGAAGACAACCACCGAGTCATGGCAATAGACAGAGTCCCGATGAAACACCGAGTCCGTCTTCACCACATACTCCGTATGCCATTCAGGCACGCTCACATACTTTGTCCTGCAGCTGCTCATCAGCACGCACACCGCCACGCCTATCAGCACCGCGATGCCCGTCCACAGCAGCCGCGAAAACCCTTGCTCGAAAATCTCCTCGTAATAGTCTTTGTCGTTCCCCATAACAAAAAGCGTTTAGTATGTTGCAATGTCATTGCAACCCTAAGTAACAGTCAATAGCATCGACGTAAGCCTCTGACAACTTAGCCAAAAACTTTTCGTCGTGCAAAAGTTTTACGTCCTTCCTGTTGTCCTGAAACAGGTTCTCGCATAGCACGGCAGGGCAGTTCGTGTCCCGGCAGATGCCAAGGTTCTGCTTCCAGTAAAGCTGGTCAGGCAGCGGATGGTTCACCTTGACGCCCACCTCCTTCATCGTCTGCGTGATAATCGTCGCCAGACGCTTGCTGTTGGCAGAGGCATTCAGGCTCACCCTGGATGAGAATCCGCGAGCGGAATGCCATTTCCCGTCCTTGCCTGAGGCGTCGTTATGCATCGACAGCAGGATGACGTTCTTCGTGCCCACCTTCCTGCATATCTCATTTACTCTCCTGACGCGCTCCTTGATGCTCACGTCCCATCCCTCCGTCACAATCCTACGGGCATCATACCCGCGAGCTATCAGGTCAATGCACAGTATCGTAGCGAAGTTACGCGCCCACAGGTACTCCCGATGCTCCCCATCAGGCGACCGTTTCCCAGCCGTGTTATACCCATGCCCGTTGTCAACAAGTATCACCATAAAAGTTGCCCTAAGTTATCAAAGTTGTCTTTACAATTCCACAAGCTGTGCAAACTTATCCGCTGCAGCATGCTCCTTCTTCCCCTCAAGGAAGATCCGGCAGGCCAGGTAGATGAGATTCTTCTCTGCCTCGTCCTTCAGGGCACACTCCAACTTGTTTGTGGTATAGTTAATACCAGCCCTCTTGACATACACCAGCGCCTTCGTAGTATCGCTACTCCCTTTTGGCCAGTAACGGATAACCTTTACGTCCTCACTATTAGCCGTATCCGTGTCAAACATGGCCTTCGGCTTATCTACTGACCCACGGCTCCAAGTGCTTCGCTGCTGCATGGCAGCCTCGCTGCCTGGCTCCATAAGCTCGGTCACCGTGCCTTTCCACGACGATATCTTCAGGCTTACAAAGCGAAGGAAATCGGTCGGCAGCTTCACTATGCCGCTGCCATCGTCATTGTCATCATCATCATCATCGCGTGCCCACGTTGGACTGACAGGAGCCGTCGTGTCAATAGAGGTCTCCAGCATCTCCAACGGCAGCTGCCGCGTCAGGCTTATAGCAGCCTGCTCCAGTGCCTGCGCAATCTCATCATTTACATCGTTGGAAAACGAATCCGTCACACCCGTAGGCAGGATATCATCCAGTGCCTTCCGAACCTTGATTACATAAGCCGAAACCTGATCTTCCATAGCTGTCTTGATGTCTTGTTGTCAAAGTCTCAATATTCCACCACGACACCGGCATCCTTCGCCAGCTGATTCAGCTGGTCAGGCGACTTGATGTCACGGTAGTTGATGCCAAGCTTCTTCGCTAGCAGCGAGCGTGCCTGCGTATAGTTCTTAGCCTTCAGCACCTCAGCCTTCGTCTCATCAGCTGCTGCCTTCGTCTCCTTCTTTGGCGCTGCAGTCTGCTTCACCGCTCCCTTCACTGCCGGGGATGCACTTGCAGATGGGTCTTTCACTGCGGGAGCAGGCTGGGGCAGGGATGTCACCTCCTTGATGATGCCACGCTTGAACAGCGCCGTCTTCCTGATGGCCTCAGCGCTCAGCGCCCTAGTGGTTGAAAACACAGAGCCGCCGAACGCGTTACGCTCGCCGAATCTTACCAGACGCAGCTGACCGCCGACGTTGATGTAGAATATCAGCTGCCTCTCTGCCGAAAATGTATATGTAGCCATAATTACTGTCTTCTGTGCCGCATCAGCGTTGCGGCGTAATTAAAAGAAAGCGGCTCCCCTAAATGCAGCCGGGGAAAGGAGGAGTGGGAGCTGCAAAAGGAGAGACCGCCTGTTTCTTAATCGTTTGTTCTGTCTCTTGAAACTCCCCTCCCCAGAAGGGAGGGGCTAGGGGTTAGTTAAGCTGCCAGCACCTCATCGGTGACACCCAGGCTCTCGTCAAACTCGGGACGGGTCACACGGGCATGGGCATTCGGGAAGTACAGCGTCCAGCAGCTGAACTCTTCCATCACCACGGCGTTAGAGTTGCGGATGAAGAGGTCTTTCAGGTCGTACTCCTTGCGGCTCCAGTCGCCGAACACCCACTTCTCCAGGTAGCGGGGATCAAGCAGGAAGGCGCTGCCGCTCATACCCATGTAGTTGAACGCGTCATGACGGTAAATAAGAATCTTCGTACCCATCGAGGTGAAACTCTCGAAGTCGAGGCCCCAGTTCTGGTAGTTGTTCTCGTTCTGCATGATGATGCGGCGCTGACTCTTCAGGTTGCTCAGGGCCATGTAGATGAGGTTGTCAACGAACAACAGCTTCGTGCGGCTGCCGTTGCCTGCATTCTGGATGGCGATGTTGATGAAGTTCGTCAGCTCCTTCTCACTGATGGCATACTCGTAAACGACGGTGTCAACCATCTTGGGTTCGGGATCGGCATCGGGAGTGATGGTGTTGCCAGTCTCCACGTCCTTCCAGGTCGTACCTTCGTCCTCGGTGTAGCATACATGCTCAGTGACAACGTCAGGAGTGCCAGCAGTGGTCACCGTGCAGGTGTACAGCAGGTGTCCGTCCTCATCCTCAGCCTGCAGCGACACGGTGACAACCGTCTCCTTGCCGTCGCTGCCGATGACGGTCTTAGGCTGCCAGTGACCAAGCTCGATGTCCTTGCCTGCCTCCCAGTAGATACCGCCGGTGGTGTACACATTACCGTTGGTTCCATAGCGGCTCACGCTCTTGATGCCGAACAAACCGCTGCGCTCCATGCCGTCGCGCATGTCATCCATGGCTACGCGCTCCTGTTTCGAGAAGTCCCAGTCGACAACCTTCTGCGACATGCGCTCGATGATCGACTCCTCAGCCTGCATGATGAAACGCTGGCAGTACTGCTCAGATGCCTCAGGCAGGGTGTAGTAGCTGCCTGTCTCCACGTCCTTCTCACCTGCAGCACGGCCAAGGCGCAACATCTTTGCGCCGGCAGGGATGGCGGGCAAGTCCCAACGGTTGTTCTTGCCGGCATTCTTGATGCCGTTCAGGGGGATTACGATGGGATGCAGCGAAGCATCACGGCCTACGACACGCACCATCAGGGGCTTCAGCGGGTCTACGTTCTCTCCTGCAGCGTCATATCCGCTGATCTCAGGAAAGAGAATCGTGTCCATGGCATCAAACACGCTGTCATTGGCAGGCACGATAGCCGTGGCAGTGCCAGTGCTTGTCTGACTGATTGCGGTCTCCAGCGTAGTCATAATCGGACGCTGGCCAATCTGGTAGTACTTCACGCGAATGTCGCTCGACTTGTTCGTCTTGCTGGCGCTGCGCAGGATCTGGTCGATAGGACAAGACTCCAGCTTCATCTCAACAATATGCTTGTTGATCTGCTTCTGGTAATAGTCGAAGTCCTGAAGGCCGCTGACACTGCCGTCACCACCTTCCATGATAGCCTGCGACTGCGTGCGGTTGTTGTCGCCACCCACGCCTACACCGGGGCCGCCGTCAAGGCCGCCGATGGGAGAGGTGATGGCAGGATCGTCAGCCATCGCAAACATTGTTCCTCCAGAGAAGATCATAGCAGCTATCGCCACCATGAATCCAAACCATTTCTTGAATTTCTTCATCGTTAAATAATAATTAGGGTTAATACTATCTTCGTTGCCTATGCTGCGTCAATGCCGCAGCCTTCTCATCTTCGTTCTGTATGTCGCGATACTATCACGACCGACAGCCTCAATCACATCTTCTGTCTTTGTCCTGGTGCAAGCACCCATCACTACGAATCCCTTGCTCTCCAACTTGCCGTACATCATCCTTCTCACATGTTCTTCATCTTCTCCAGCTGCTTGATGTAAGGATCTACCTCAGGAGCTGGCTTAGCGGCTGCACCGCCACCGTCCACTACGTCTGCAGGCATCTGGTTGCGGCGGGTCTGGTTGCGCTTGAACATGTCAATCTTCTCGTTCTTGCCACGCCTGTAACCGGCATCGTCGGCCTCCTTCATCTTCATGTCCCAGTCCTTGATGTGGAACAGGCGAAGGAAGTCATCCTTCTTCAGGTCTAGGTTGGCAGCACGCGTGATGAAGCCGTTCTCCTTGTCGTAGATCCAGTCGATGAGGTCTTTCACCTGGTCGGCCTTGTAGCCTGCCTCCTGGATGGCAGCATCAAGCTCGGCATCCTCGGCGGCTGTCTTCTCGGCCACCTTAGCCTTGAAATCCGCATCGGCCTTCTGCTGCTCGGCACGCTGCAGCCTGCGGGCATCCAGCTTCTCCTTCGCCGTGGCGCTGTCCTCAAGGTAGTCCAGCAGGAAGTCAATATGCTGGTCGAGAAGGTACTCCTCCAGATTGAAGTCACTGCCGTCGGCATTCTTACCGCTGATGATGCCGTTCAGCATCTCAGGCGCAATATCGTTGTTGGCGATGACCTCATTCAGCCGCTTGCGGCCTGCCTCAGCCTCGTCGCTGCGGGCAAGCTCGCTCAAAGCCTCACCATACATGGCCTCATCGTCTTCAACATTAAACTCAGGGTTGCGGCTCTTATAGCGCTCGCCCATCAACTGTCTGTTGGTCTTCTTCTCGTCTGCCATATTATCTAATTATTTTTTTTGAAAACTTCTTCGTTTTTTGCGGGTTTTGCCCCGCAAATAGTTATTTTTTGCAAAAATAAGCACTTTCCCGCATCCGTTGAACATAAAAACACAAATATATTTGTTAAATTTGCAAAGTATATTTGTTTTCGACCCTTCTCACCCTCTCATCTGTCAACTCTCAACCTTCAACTCTCAACCTTCAACCATCAACCATCCACCGTGCGTCACAAGGGCTGCATCTCCCAGGTAAACATCAAGCGCGACAAGGCTATCCTCTCGCTGTACAGACAGGCCATGAACATCGTCGAATGGCCTACCGACTGCATGAAGATATGCGAGATTGCCGCAAACCTGCCTGCGCCGGAGTTCTTCATATCAGAAGAGACGGCGCTGGTCTACATCCGCGACCGCTATATCAACAACAAGAACCACCGCTTCAACTCGCCATACCGGCAGCGGCTGTATGACGCACTCTACCAGCGGTTCGTCTCGCTGCGGGAAGTACCCTCCAACAGCAACAAGGACATCCTGTCCCTCGTACTGGAGGCACTGCAGTCACAGGCTCCATGCATCGGCATCACGCCGCAATGGATCTACTACGTCATCACACGTCAACGCAAACAAAGGCATTCACGTCATGCATAGATTTTACGCCACCATCATAGCCATCGTCATCATGGCAGCGCTCATACCCATATCACCGCAGATGGCCACATCGCCGTCCGCACCGCTGGCCACTCACTTCATCTACATGCTGGCACATGCCAACATCCTGCACTGGCTCATCAATGCCTGGGCGCTCCTCGTCCTTCACAATCTCTTCCGTCTCCACCGCCTCGTCATCGCCTATGCCCTCGCCATCGCCATCTCCTTCATACCTCATCTCTCTCTCCAAATCTCAAACCTCAACCCTCAACCCTCAACCCTCCTAGGCTCCTCCGTCATCGCTGTCTTCTTCATGGGCTTTGTTGCCCCTTACCTCTGGCGCAAAGACCGCATGGCAACTGTACTGACGGCTGCCATCATCCTCATCGGATTCTTCATCCCTGGCATAGCAGCCTTCCACCATCTCCTGATGTTCATCGCAGGCCTCATCGCCTATAAGATAGAATTCTTCCTGTACCCTTTGCTGCGTCACTGATGCGGCCAGTTTCAAAGTCATAAGCCATGTCCAAGTCTACAATCAAAGAGAGAACCATCCCCAGGCGCCTCCTCGAGCAGATGCTCGCAGAAGACAACAAGCGCATGCAAGTGCTCTTCCAAGGTTATAGCCCCATCACGGGCAAGGATGCGCCAGGACGCCGGGCACGCATCGTCATCAAGGACTTCCTCGAAGGCAAGGAGATGTTCATACCTGTCGAGATGCTGCGCTCGAAGTTCGTCCGGGCACTCATCAAGTGCGGCAGCATCAAGGGCTACGTCTCCCAGTTCATGACTCACTGCGACAAGAGGAAGGCCCGCAAGGCCGTATGGAGACGGTTCGTCCGTCTCCGCTGCAAGCACGACTTCTATTTCTTCGCCTACGCCTATGCGCGAATAAAGAACAAGGAGGGAGGTCCCGACATCCCTTTTTACCTCCGTCCGGCACAGGTGAAGGTGTGCCGCGTCTTCGAGCGGATGCGACTGACAGGAGTACCCATCAAGGTCATACTCCTCAAGTG